CGTCTGACAAAGCAGAGACGGGCAAGTTCCCTGATCTTATGGCGTTGTTAAACCGTCCGAACCCCGTGCAAGATGGAGTGGCGTTTCGGCAAGATGTTTTTTCGGATTTTTTGCTAGGTGGGAACGCTTTTATTGAGCGGGTTGATTTATACACCAAGCCAAAGGAACTTTATTCTCTCCGTCCCGATCGGATGCGAGTTATTCCGGGCGAACGGGGTTGGCCTCAAGGATATGTTTATCAAACGGCGTCGGGAAAGAAGCAATTTGATGTAGACCCAACGCGGCCGGAAAAAATGCCAATCTTTCACATGAAAGATTATTCTCCGGTTGATGATTTCTACGGCATGAGCGCTATTGATCCAGCTGCATTTGCGGTTGATGGTCACACTGGCGTTTCGGCTTGGAATAAGGCGTTGATTGATAACGGCGCTCGTCCTTCGGGCGTTATGGTATATGATCCGAAGGAAGGGCCAGCATCCCTTACCGAAGATCAATTTGCACGGCTTAAAAGCGAATTGGAGCAATCCTATACGGGAGCTGCTAACGCTGGGCGCCCGATGCTGTTTGACGGCGGATTAAATTGGCAGCAGCTTGGTCTTAGCCCGTCTGATATGGATTGGGTCAATGGCAAGAACTCGGTTGCCCGTGATATCGCATTGGCATTTGGTGTCCCACCGATGCTTCTGGGTATTCCTGGCGATAACACGTATTCAAATTACCAAGAGGCTAATAAAGCGTTTTACCGTCAAACGGTTATTCCGCTTGTTGGGCAGTTCTGCCGCGGGTTGAATTGGTGGATTTTGCCTTCGTATGGCAAAAATATCTCGCTCGAACCCGATCTTGATGATTTGCCAATTTTTGCCGAAGAACGCGAAGCATACTGGGACCGCATTGAGGCGGCAACCGATTTAACCATTAACGAGAAACGGGCAGCCAAAGGATACCCTCCCGTTAATGGTGGGGACGTTATTCTTGTGTCATCCACTATGATTCCGCTTGAAAGCGCAGGCGCTCAAATCGCAGGGGGCCCTGAACCGGAAGATGATCAGATCGAAGGCGATGACGAAGCCGAAAACGAAAGCGCAGATGACTAATGAAGCGCAATTACCGAGGACGATTAGCCCGAGCATTGGCTAGGGCGCGGATCGTCGCGGCTTTAGAGCGTTCGTTGGAGTCCGATATAGCCAGTTGGCTTGCCAGAGTGGGCAACGCGGCGGCAGCGGCGGCCAAAGAAGGACATGCGGCGCAAGCCGAGAAGATACCGCATCAAATGCAAGGGCGGCTTCTCCGCACGTTTAAAGCTCGTTTAAAGGCCATTGCCACCACGATTGTAAAACATGAGTTTTATGGTCCTGATCTGGGCAAGTCAGCAAGCGAGTTAGAAAGTAAAGGTTGGTTAGAAGATTTTCTTGCCGCGGCTCTGGACTGGATAGACGATTACGCGGCAATGCGTGTGTTTCAAATAGCGGACACAACGCGAGAACAAATCAGAACGGTCATTCACGAAGCCGTTGAGCAACCTATTCCTCCAAAGGAAACGGCGGCTAAAATAGTAGAGCGAACGGGCGGGGATATCGGCAAAGCCCGTGCAATTCGTATTGCTCGGACAGAAACGCACGGTGCGAGTGAACGCGCCACGTTTGAAATGATGCGGAAACAAAACCTACCCTACGATAAGGAATGGGTAGCAGTAGAAGACGCAAGAACGCGTTTAGCGCACAGACTGGCAGATGGTCAGACGGTAGCGACCAATGAACCTTTTATCGTCGGTGGTGAGGCCATGATGTTTTGTGGCGACCCTTCGGCTTCACCTCGCAATTTAGTGAATTGCCGCTGTGTGACCATTTATATTCCAAGGATTCCGAAATGAGGCAGTTGAAATACCTTCCCGTCGAATTTGACGCCAAGTCAGTTAAAGAAGACGGCACTTTTGAGGGTTACGCATCAACCTTTGGAAACGTAGATAACGGCGCCGATGTTGTTATGCCGGGTGCTTTTACAAAGTCTCTCACTGTTCGGCCGGCAAACAAAATTAAAATGCTTTGGCAGCATGATTCGTCTTCACCGATTGGCACTTGGACAGCAGCGCGGGAAGATGAAAAAGGTCTATATGTTGAAGGCACTATTTTACGCGACGTTCAAAAGGGCGCGGAATGCTATTCAATGATGAAAGAAGGCATCATTGATTCAATGTCTATTGGTTATCGCACGATGGATGCGGAATACGCCTCAAATGGCGTTCGCCAGCTTAAAGAGCTTGGATTGTATGAAGTTTCCCTTGTCACCTTCCCGATGAATGATCAGGCAACGGTGACAATGGTAAAGAACGATCTGACCGATCGTGAGATTGAGAGCTTGCTTCGCGACGAAGCAAAGCTATCGAACCGAGATGCGAAGGCTGCGGTCTCTGTATTTCGAAAACTCCTCCGGGACGGAGGGGAGACGGTTTCTGCGCATCGGGATGATGCGAACGAGGAAGCTATCACCAGCGCGTTGGCTCACATTTCGGCTTTGACCGAGCTAGCGGCGCGCATTCGTTCCTAAAGAGGATACTATGTCAAATATGGCCTTACACGGCTCGCTTTCGCATAAGAGCGATAGCGGCGATACTACCCCTTTGAACCTTGAAGCTAAAAACGCAATCGAAAATGTTGCTCGTGCGTTTGAAGAATTTAAGTCCAAAAACGATCAAAACCTTGCTGAAATCAGCAAGAAAAAAATCGATGACGTTGTGTTGCGTGAGCAAGTTGATCGTATCAACGCCAGCATTGATGCCGAACTTAAAAAGCGGGATGACGAAATCATTGAGCTAAAGCGTCAGGCGATCTTTGCTAAGAGCGGCCAAGGCGAAAACGCAATGGCTCCTGAACTTGCCGATTACGCTAAGAAGATGAACGCTTATCTTCGCGGTGAATACGGTAGCGAAGAAAAGCCACGCGAGCTTAAGGAAGCTCTTGCCAAGGCTATGGAAGTCAAGGCACTTGCTACCAACTCGGATATCGACGGTGGTTTTACGGTTATTCCACAGGTCGATCAGTCGATCCGAGAAATCCAACTTCTCGTTTCGCCTATTCGTGATCTGGCTCAAGTTCAAACCATCTCCACGGGTTCGCTGAAATTCTTGGCTAACCAACGCGGCACGGCTGCCGGTTGGGTTGGTGAAACGGATACGCGCTCGCCGACTGCGACATCGACTTTTAAGGAAATCGAAGTTACGCCGGGCGAATTGTATGCTCAGCCTGTTGCTTCTCAACAGATGCTCGAGGACTCGTTCATCAATGTTGAGCAATGGATGGCAAACGAAGTTGCCTTGAAGTTTGCACAGGTTGAAGGTGCGGCGTTCATTTCGGGCGATGGTGTTAAAAAGCCAAAGGGCTTTCTTTCCTACACGGTTGTGGCTGATACCTCGTGGTCATGGGGTAACGTCGGCTATATTCCTACGGGTTCTTCGGGTGCGTTTGTTTCTCCTGCGATGGGTCCGCCCGTTGTTCAGGGTGCCGACGTATTCCTTGACCTTATTAGTTATTTGAAGCCCGGCTATCGTCCAAACGCTCAGTTCTTGGCTAACCGTCGCACGATTGCCGCGATGCGTAAACTGAAGACAGTGTATGCGGAATATCTCTGGGCTCCCGGCCTCAATGGTGGCGCAGTGGATAGCTTTGCAGGTTATCCTTTGGCTCAGGTCGAAGATATGCCTGACATCGCAGCTAACTCTTACTCAATCGCATTCGGTGACTTTAAACAGTTTTACCTGATTGTTGATCGTGTGGGTGTTTCGCTTCTCCGCGATCCATACACCAACAAGCCTTACGTGAACTTCTACACCCGCAAGCGCGTTGGTGGTGCCATCCAGAATTTTGAAGCGGCAAAGCTGCTTAAGTTCTCGGCTTCTTAATTGAAAGACAGGGCGCGGTTTAGATCGCGCCTTTTTTCTTTTCCCTCATCATTTTTACGAAAGGAGTCGCTATCATGCGCTCAATCGGTTCTCTTGTGACGCCTAAGCGTCTTATCGGGGAGGCAACTGTTACGGCTTCCCCATCCTCAGTTACTATTGACCGTGGCAGCACGAACAATAACCTATACGAAGCTATTGAATTAGCTATGTATGTTGGTGCAGGTGGTATTACGTTTACCAGCACAAACTACATTGCTTTGAAGCTCGAGGATTCGGACGATAACTCAACATTCACGGCGGTCACGTCTTCGTCTTCGGTTCTGCAATATACAACTAATGCCAATATCACTTTTAGCCAATCGCCTGATTCCAACGGTTTTGTCCGTTTGATCGCTTCGGCTAAGGCTTCGGCTGATACCGATCCTTTTTCAGTCGGATACGTGGGTGGCAAGCGTTACCTTCGCGTGACGATTGTATTCGGTGGTACGCACTCAACGGGTACAAACGTCGGCCTTTGGGCTGTTCTTGGCTTACCTCAGAGCTTACCAGCTGCTTAATGATTGATACTGACGGGCGCATATTCCGTGCGCCCGTTCAACCCTTCTAAAAGGTTTACCTATGGCACTCATGCGAATGATCCGCGATTTTATGATCGCGCCTAACGGTTACGACAGCGCCCTTTACCTCAAAGGCCAAGAAATCGAAGTAACAAACGATTTGGCTATTGAGCTTGAATTGTCGCACATTGCGGTTCCGGCCGAAGCATCGGCAAAAGACGAAAAAGAGGCTTTGTCTGCTCTTGCAGAGGTTCAAGCTAAAGAACTTGCCGATATTGCAGAGTTTAACGCTGCTTCCGCTCCAGCTATGCTTCGTGGCGCTTAATCATGCGTTACCGTCTGGTCACTGACGCTACAAGCGAGCCGGTAACACTGACGGAAGCGAAAGACTATTGCCGCATTGATGATGCAAATTCCGATGTTCGGATCACATCGTTAATCAGTGCGGCAAGACGTAATATTGAGAATGAAACTGGCCTTGCGTTGTTAACCCAAACGTGGGTCGGCGTTCTTGATCGTTACCCCGACACGCCTGCACCTGATTATAAGCGGGGTTTAACTGGTGGGTATTCCAACGGCTTTGCTAATCAAAGCTCATGGTGGGACGGAATGCGTCAAGGCGCCGTTTCAATGTTTGGAAGCGTCGGCATGATTGAAATTGGCAAGCGCCCGTTTCAATCGGTGGATTCCATTAAAATCCGTGGAATTGACACGACGTTTTCAACCGTCAGTTCGTCCTCTTATTATGTCGAAACGTCTGGCCTTCAGGGTCGGATCGGTAGAGTGCCAGGCGCATCGTGGGATATTCAAGGTGTTGCATTAGACGGGATTGAAATTCAATTTAAATGTGGGTATGGCGATGCCGCGTCAGCGGTGCCGGACGATTTAAAGCTGGCTATCCAAATGCTAGTGCTTCATTGGTATGAAAGCCGAGAAGCTGTCACCGATGGGCGTTTCGGCCTTACATCGAGGCATTTAGCGTCAATCCTTCAACCTTATAAAGCGTTGAGATTAAGATGACGGCGCCTGTTCGAATCGGTGATTTACGGGAAACGATCGTTATTCAGTCAGCGACCACGGCTATTGGCACATTCGGTAACATAGTAAATACGCTTTCAACTTTTGCCACAGTTTCTGCAATGGTGGTGGAAAAGCGAACAAGTGAAATATTCATCGCGGAGCGTATGTCTGCAAACGCTACTTACGCCATTACCATCCGATATTTAGAAGGTCTTTCGCCAAGTATGCAGGTTCAATGGCGCGGGAGACAATTAACAATTAAATCCATCAAGCGCTTGGATATTCTTAAAAAATTTCTATTAATCGAATGCGATGATATTAACCCAGACGCGGGCGCTACCTAATGGCAAGCATTAACGTACAAATTCAGGGGCTTGATAAAGTAGCTGCCGAATTTGATCAAACGCCAGACGAGGTAGGAGACGCCATGCGAGAGGGCATGGTGGCTGTCGCTCAGTTAATTCGGGGAAATGCTGTCAAGGCCATTCAGCGCGGGGCTAAGACAGGGCGGGTTTACAAAAAGTATAATCCTAACCGCGTTCATAGGGCATCGGCTCCCGGCGAGGCTCCGGCGTCTGACCTTGGGCATCTCGCGGGAAGCGTTCAAGCGGCACCCGGACAGGATTCGGGCGATGGGTTTGTGATCCTGTTCGGATCGGATGGATTATCGGTTGATCTTATAGCGCGCGCGGAATATGCGGGCTATTTAGAATACGGCACAAGCAAAATGGCACCTCGTCCATTTATGCAGCCGACGGTTGACGCGTTCCGCGATCAAGCGGGACAAATCATAGCAGACACGATGAGGGCGCTTTTAAAACGGTGACAAAAAAATCAATTTCCATACCGCCGGTTAAGGCGTGGCTAGATCCAGTGACACGGGAAGCCGTTGTCATGCTCGGAGATGTGGAAATTATCCGTGATAAACTTGACGACCTTGAGTGGGAACGGAAAAAGCGCAAAGGCTGGAAGGTGAAATACAATGTCAAGCCTTGATGCCTCAATGACGCTTATGGCGGCTATACGTTCTTATCTGAATTCAGATGCTACGTTAAAAACCATTATGCCAGACGTTTCGGTTGGTGGCGTAACGGTTCCGTCAATCTTTGATTATCCATACCCTCAAGCAACTACGCCTTATATCACTTTAAACGATGTCTCATCGTCTGATTGGTCAACGGCCAGCAATCTAGGACAAGAGTTTAGGCTTCGATTGTCGTTTTGGGATAATCTCAGCACCAATATTCCAGAAACGCTTCGCATTCGTAAAATGCAAGAGCGCACGTATCAGCTGTTGCATTATACCACAAGTATCACGTTGGCTTCACCTTATAGCCTAACGCTTATGAGAATTTTAAATTCTGCACCGCCTAAAACACAAGGCGATGGATCAACGCTTTACGCCTATCACACGATACAGGCATTGATCGATCATACCTAATTCAGCGCCGCCCGGCCTGATCTAACCGCCGCCCTTCGATGCGGCTTTTTTTATGCCGAAAGGAACAGTACCATGGCCGCAGTAGCAGGCAATAACATGGCGCTCTCAATCTTAATTAACGGTACGTACACCGTGATTGCTGGGTTGCAAGCGCGCTCTTTTAAGATTGACGAAACAAACGTCGATGTAACAACCGTCGATTCCACAAGCCGTTGGCAAGAAATGCTCCCCGGCGCTGGCGTTCGAAAATTGGAAATTGACGCATCTGGTATTTGGCAACGTGATGCTGGAACTAAAACAGTTGTCAATACCATGTTGGCAGGCTCATTGATTACCGCTCGCATCGCATGGCCGAACGGTGGCGTTCAATTCGACGCTTCCTTTTTGGTAGACAATTTCAGTTGGGATACGCCCTATGATAATGCCGGAAAGTTCTCTCTGAAACTCAGCTCATCGGGCGCCGTGACGCTCACTTTCTCGTAATAACTTAAAAGGATTAGTGCCATGGGATCGTATACCCCTATTTCGATTGTTCCGACGGGCCTTGCTCCAAGCTATAACTCGGTTGCCCTTGCGGATACATTCGCTAGCCCTCAAGATCAGTTGACTTTCCTTCATGTCAAAAATGGCAGCGGATCGGCTGTTACCGTGACGATTGCACCATATCTTACCTCGGTTCCAAACGGTTTGGCTGGTACGCAAACGGTGTCTTCGTTGTCGGTTTCTGTTCCAGCTTCGGGCGATCGTATGATCGGACCTTTTGCACCAGCGTTTATTGATGCAAGCGGCAACGTGAACGTCTCCTATTCGTCGATTACCTCGGTCACGGCAGCGGCCATTCGTATGCCGCGTGTGGCTTAATAAGGAGCTTACCTAATGGCTAATTCAATCAGCGGTGAATTCGATCTTATAATCGGTGATATCAAATATGCGGTTAAAGTGACTTTGGATACTTTGGCTAAATTAGAAGATGAGTTTGAAACTGATTTTACGTCGATTTTTCCCCGTCTGGGAACCATGATGGGAATTCGCAAAGCATTGCCAATTATCCTGGAGGCAAACGGTCATACAGTGGATCATGCGGTGATCGGTGCGATGGCACCTAAAGATGCTTTGGTGGCTTCGAATTCAATCTTGACGGGTTCGGGATTATACGACGAGCGGCCTAGCGAGGGCGCGACAAACGATACCCCTTTAGCCGAACCGAACGCTGGCGTCTCTGGATGAAAATAGGGTTGGGGCATTTAAACCATGCTCCAGCCGTTTTCTGGTCTATGACACCTCGAGAATTTTTTGCCGCGATCGATGGATATGTTGAGCGCAAGGGTGGCGGCAAACGCAAAAATGATCTGACTCATGAATCGGTTGATGAGTTGATGCAATACGTCGATTCCGAAGGCAATTTGCTTTCTACGATTAAAAACGAATAGGTAAGCTGACATGGCTGAATTAGACCCGCTTGTCGTTAAAATCCGTGCGGATATGGCGGATTTTGCTTCACAGATGAACGGCGTTAAAGCGTCAATGGTCGATATGCAGTCAAAGCTAAAATCAGCAACCGATGGCATGACGGCAGGCTTTAAATCGACGACAAAGGAGCTTGAGAACCATACGAAGGCAATGGGCCTAAACCGCATGCAGATGATGGAATTGACGCACGCGGGGCGTGCTATGGCAGAAATGCTATTGGCTGGGCAAACTCCCATGAGGGCGCTCATGATTGAAGCCCCGCGTCTTGCTCAGGTATTAGGGCAGGGCGGCCTTGGCAAAGCAATGCTTTATACCAGCGGTGCAGTATTGGGCCTCGGCTTGGCGATAGGTGGCACGCTTGCCTTGATGAAAACATGGGCGACCGAGTATCGCGCCTTAGACGATGCCGCGAAATTAACCGGAACGGCTATCAACGACCTTGTGAGAATGCAGCAAATCGCAGCGAAAACCACTAACGGCTATGATGCCGCAAAAGGTTACTCCGAATTTGGCGCAAAAATCTACGAAGCGCAGGTAGCAGGCGGAAAACTTGCTCAAATGCTCTCAAAGAACGGTATCGCGATCAAAGAGGCGAATGGGCATTTCAGAGACCAGAAAGCCATTCTTATCGACATTGCAAATTTGGTCGCAAAAACCCAAAGCGGTTACGCTAAGCAAGAATTTGCCAGCCAATTAGGCCTCGGTAGGGATTCGGTCGAATTTTTAGAAAAATATTCAAAGGCGATTAAAGAGGGCAACACTGGCCTAAGTGAAGCCGAACAGCACCTCCTCGCCATGAAAGAACAGGCCGTTGAGATAGACAAAAAATTTAGCGAGATGGCCGAAACCATCGGCACCAAGATTAAGGAAGGCACGATTAACGCATTTCAAGCCTTCGGGGATTATGCCGACAAATTGTCGAGCGATAACTCATACCGGAAAGCGATGGACGAATACACGGCCTATATTGAGGCACTAAAGAAGGAATCGGCCGCCCTAGTTCCCGTTATGCAAGATGCGGCGGCGGAACTTCAAAAAATGAGGGATGAATTTATTGCCCTATCGACGTCTAATAATGCCGACGGATTGAGCAAATTAACCGACGAAATGACGGCGCTTGAAAAGGCAACGCAAGGCGAGCTTGACCGATATAATGAGCTTCAACGGCTAATGTTGCAGCCCATTCCACTCCAAACGACGATACTCAAAAAAACGTGGCTCGACGATCAACCCACGGCTTTGCCTTCGGGAATGGACGGGCGAGGCCTGCCAGCCACGGGCGCGCCCAAATTTAACGCTGGGATTGATCCGAACAGCCTCTACAAGCCAGCCGCAATGGACGAGGTGCAGAAATATCTCATTTCATTGCAAAAGGCGGCGGACCTTGCCAAAGCCGAATATGAAACGCTTGGAAAATCAAAAGAAGAACAGTTACTTGCTAAAAATATTCTTGACGCACAGACTATTGCACAACAACACCAACTGACGCTTTCAAATTCTCAAATTCAACAAATTAAAGAAAAGACCAAAGCCGAAGCTGAATGGATGACGCGCCTTGAAGAAGGCAAGCGTCACATGCAAGAAATGCAACAGGTCGGCAACGATATCACAAGCGCGCTTGATGATTGGATTGTAAAGGGTAATTCATTTAACGATGTCATGGGCAACCTTGCTCGCACGATGGCATCCATGGCTTTGAAAGATGCGTTTACTTCAAAGGCTGGCACCAACATCATTGGTGATTTGCTAGGTGGAATATTTGGTAAAGCCGTTGGCGGGCCTGTTAACGCTGGCGTCCCATATCTCGTGGGTGAACGCGGGCCGGAATTGATTGTGCCAAACGCGGCATCAACCGTTATGACAAATGATCGGACGTCTCAAATGTTAGGCGGCTCAAACGATAACGGCGTTTCCGTTGTGCAGAATATTTCCGTTCAAGGCGGCATGTCCACAAGTGAAAAAGTGGCATTTGCGCAACAGATCAAGAGTTCCACTATGGCGGCGGTGTTCGAGGCTCAGAAACGCGGCAATAGAGCGTAATCACCCATGACCATTTCATACCCGCTCTCAGTGCCTTCGGCTTTGAAGGCCGCGACTTTTTCTTTAACGCCTAGAAAAATCAACGCGGGAACTGCTTCGACTTTTACAGGCGCTCAACAAATTGTAAAATGGGCTTCAATCTGGGAATTAACGATTATCACGCCACCTATGAACCGTGACAATGGCGGGGCGAGCGTTGAGGCTTTCATCAATTCTCTTGATGGGCAGTATGGAACCTTCCTATTTGGTCCACCTCATGCCAAGGCTATTCGTGGTACTGCTAACACCAGCGGCGTTACCGTTTCAGCTGTTGCTTCGTCTGGATCCACTAGCCTTAGTTTGACAGGGCTAGGTGCCACGACCACTTTAAAAGCCGGTGACTATTTCCAGCTTGGCTCATCGTCCACAACGCGGCTTTATCAAATTATGGCCGATGTGACTTCCGATAGTTCTGGCAATGCAACGATTGAAATCAGAAACCCTCTTCGATCGGCTGCTGCTATCGGGGATACGGTCACTTTAGCCAGTCCCCAAGGGTTGTGGCGGTTAAAGAATAACGGCGTTGGGTGGTCGGTTGGCGTAGGTGGTCTTTATCAAGCCATTACGATTGAAGCGGTTGAGGCTCTATAATGCGGAGTGTCACAACGGCATTTAAAGCGGCAGCAGCTTCTAGCACTTTGCGGCCAGCGTTGTTTATGGAAGGGTTGTTCGATAGCGGGTCGCTTAGATTATGGACCGGATACGGAACAATCACTTGGAATAGCTACGACTGGACAGGCGCAGGCACGTTTATCAGCATAAAAGACATTGAGGAACGGTCAACAATTGAAGCCGTGGGAACAACGCTTTCTTTATCTGGGCTTCCTTCTGAAGTGCTTTCACTGGCGTTGAACGAGTCGTACCAGGGCCGAACGATCAATATTTATTTAGGATTCTTTGACAGCACGGGTTCCTTAATCTCTGATCTTGATACGATTTTCTCCGGTCTGGCAGACGTTATGACGATTGAAGAGGGTGGGGAAACTTGCACCTTATCAATGACGGTTGAAAATCGATTTATCGACTTACAGCGCGCGCGCGAACGCTATTACACGCATCAAGATCAGCAAATCAAATATTCTGGCGATCTAGGGTTGAATTATGTTTCAACTTTACAAGATCGGGTGGTCGTTTGGGGGCATTCGTGATCCGGCTTGATAATTGGATACCGCGCTTCCAAGACGTTTTAGAGGCCGCCGAAGGGCGGTCTTTTTCATGGGGTACATGGGACTGCACGCATTTTGCAAATGCGTGTGTTGAGGCTCTGACAGGCCAATCGCTGCTTCCTAAAACATCGCCTTATTCAACAGCGCGTGAAGCATTATCAGCACTCAATGAAGCGGGTTATAAAGACATGCTTGATGCGTTGGATGCTTTGCTTGGTTCGCGAAAGCCTGTTTTAATGGCGCGTCGTGGCGACATTGTAGCTACAAACGATAGTGCTATTTTTGCTTTGGGTGTGGTGGATTTAAGCGGCGAAAACGTCGTATTTTTAGCTGAAAGCGGATTATCTAAGCATCCGATTAGCTTTGCTGCTCACGCGTGGAGCGTGGGTTAATGGCTTTTATCGTCCCTATCATTGTTACTGCCATAGGATTAAGCGGAACTGCGGCAGCGGTAGCCACGTTCTTTTTAGACGTTGGCGTTTCTGTTGCTTTGTCTTATGTGGCATCGCTTCTTTTATCCAAAGAGGATAGCTCGTTCTCAGGGATGAACCTGACGACCTCAAAACAAGCCGATGCACCGCGTCGAATTGTATATGGTCGGACGCGTTTAGGCGGGACGATTGTTTTTGAAGCGTCTAGCGGGTCATCAAATGATTATCTGCATTTGGTCATTGCTCTGTGCGAAGGCCCGATCGATGCGATTGAAACTGTTTATTTCAATGACGAAGCGCTCACTTTAGACAGTTCTGGAAACGTATCAGGCGGAACCTTTGGTGGTTATGCCAAGGTCAATCTCCATCTTGGAAGCACAAGCCAGACCGCAGATAGCGATCTGATATCGTCTCTATCATCTTACTGGACGAGCGCACATAGACTTCGCGGAATTGCCTATCTGTATGTCCGCTTAAAAGCCGATCAGAACGTATGGGCAGGCGGCGTTCCTAATATCACGGCGGTAGTTCGGGGAAAACAAGTTTACGATCCACGGACAAGCACAACCTATTGGTCAAACAATGCGGCCTTGTGCATTCGCGATTATCTGACAACTTCGCAGCTTGACGGCGGCGTCTCGGGGCAAACAAGCGCTGTCCAGATAGATGATACAAACTTTATAGCACAAGCAAATATTTGCGATGAGAGCGTCACGCTTAGTTCGTCGTTTGTTGGCACGGGTTCAATTTCAGGAACCGTTTTAACAATCACGTCAATTTCATCGGGAACGGTTGCCGTCGGTCAATCGATTAGCGGAACGGGCATCATTACCGGAACGACGATCATAGCACTGGGGACAGGTTCGGGGGGGGTCGGAACCTATAGCGTCGGATCATCTCAAACGGTATCTTCTACCACGATCACGGCGCCAACGACTGAATCTCGCTATACGATTAACGGAGTAATCCAGACCAGTTCAGCGAATACCCCGCAAGATCGCATGAGAGCTATGCTCACTTCATGCGGTGGACGCCTTGCTTGGTATAGCGGAAAATGGCGTTTATTCGTCGCTACGTGGCGTTCGTCTGTCTTTACAATTACGGATGACATGATCCGTGGTCCATTTCAGATGCAGACCAAGCTATCGATCCGCGAGAATTTTAACGCGATCAAAGGTCAATTTGTTGATCCGGGCTCTCGATATACCCCGGCAGATTATCCCGCGATTGTTAGCTCCACCTATGCGACGATCGATAATTCAAGCGGTCAATATCTCAATTATCCTTTGGAGTTCACAACCAGCTCGTCAATGGCTCAACGGTTGGCGAAGATTGAACTTTCACGCACTCGCTTACCAATTACAATCACTGTGCCCTGTACCTTAGCAGCATATCCTGTGACCATCGGGGATGTAGTAACCTTCACCCATGCTCGTTTTTCAACTTCGACGACTTACGAGGTTATGGGTTGGAAATTCGCTATTATTCAAGGCGCAGATGGGAACGGGCTAGGAATAGACCTAACACTTCGCCAAGTTGCATCAACTATTTATGATTGGTCGTCGACCGAGCAACAGGTTATTTCCTCGGCTGTTTCGACATCGCTTCCGAATTGGCGAACGGTCACGGCGCCCACGGGATTAAACATTACGGAAGAACTCTATTTATCCGGCCCTTTATCGGGCATTAAAAACAGAATTAAAATAAATTTTACATCTTCGGCGGATGCTTTTGTTACTCAATATCAAGCTCAATATAAACCTTACGGTACTTCTAATTGGTATTCTGTTGCCCAAACTCCATATAGTCCGGCTATTATTGATGATTTACCTCCTGGCACTTATGATTTTCAGGTGCGCGCCGTTAATAGTTTTGGTTCAACGTCAAGTTATATTAACACGACCTACACAGTTGTAGGAAAAACTGCCGCTCCGTCTGACGTTTCAGATTTTACCGCCGTCATTGATCCATCGATCGGCGTAACGCTTAAATGGAGCGCGGTATCCGATGTGGATCTCGACCATTACGAAATCAGATCGGGCTCCTCTTGGTCAAGTGGTACGGTTGTTTCTGGTGATTTAAGTGCGACATCGCTTAAAATCAGTCAGATCGCTGCTACCTCGGTCACTTATTGGATTAAAGCCGTTGATACGTCGGGCAATTATTCGAGCAATGCTTCATCGGTCACGGCCACGATTACGGCAGCAAGCTCGCCAACGGTAACAGCGACGCTATCCAATGGCGTTATAACCCTATCATGGGCAGCGGTAGCGGGTACTTTGGCAACGTCTTATTATCAAATCGGTTATGGCTCGTCATTCGCTTCTGAAACGGTTCTGGGCAACGTCCAAACGACGACTTATTCGATTACTGTAAACTGGGTTGGAAACCGGACGTTCTACGTTGCGGCGGTTGATCTTGCGGGTAATGTCGGATCGGCGGGGAGCGTTTCGTTTAATATTTCCGCACCAAGTGCGCCGACGGTTACAAGCTCGATTATCTCGAATAACGTGTTGCTTTATTGGACGGCCTCCACGGGCTCACTTCCGATAAGCTATTACGAAATTCGGAAAGGCTCAACTTACGCAACCTCGACGTTAATTGGAACGGTTAATAGTACCTTTAACGCTTTGTTCGAGTCGACAGCCGGAAGCTATACCTACTGGGTGACGGGCGTTGATAGCGCAGGAAACTACGGCACGTCCTCTTCGATAACGTGTGTAGTGTCTCAACCTTCGAATTTCCAGCTCTATTCGAGCAAAGACTCTACCTTTAACGGCACCCTGACAAATATGGTGTTGTCCAACGGTTCGTTGATTGGTCCAGTCAATACGACCGAGACGTTTCAGCAGCACTTTACGACCAACGGCTATTCTTCGCTTCAAGATCAAATTACGGCCGGATATCCATATTTCGTTCAACCGACCCAACTCACGGGCAGTTATTACGAAATCATTGATTACGGCGCGACGCTTTCATCATCGTCTATTCTGGCGACACTGACTTATTCAACAATAACGGGAACGGTAACTGTTACTCCGACAATATCGGTCAGCACGAACGGCACAACATGGACGGCTTTGACGACAGGGCAATCAAACGTCTACGCAACGAATTTTCGCTATGTGAAAGTTTCTTATGCGTTCACTGCATCGGATCGCACGAGTTTCGTTCAGATTACGGGCCTGAATATTAAATTGTCGATTCAAACGTCGCTTGATTCCGGTTCTGGAACAGCGGTTTCGACTGACAGCTTGGGAACTCTCGTTACGTTTAACAAGACGTTTGTGGATGTGATTTCAATTTCGGTCACGCCATCGTCGATAGGATCCAGCTCTTCCGTGACTGAAGTTGTTAATTTCGACTTTTCACAAACCTATCCGACGAGCTTCCGCGTGCTGCTTTTCAATTCGTCCGGCACCCGCGTTTCGGGCTCGTTTACGTGGCAAGCCACGGGTCAAACCCTTAATTAATCCTTACAAGGTAGCATAGACATGACTGACTGGTCTTTACCGAGTCTTACGTCAACCTATACGCAGGTTTTGACATACCTAAATGCTCGAGATGTTGATGCGGCAACGATGGGTTTGAGTGGACTTCCAAGTAACCCTCCCACTAATTTTGTCTATGCGGACACCACGAACAAATATCTCAGTTATTACAACGGCTCTTCCTATCAGCCTCTTTTTAGTGGCATTTGGTCGATTAACATCACCGGCAATGCGGCGACGGCCACTTATGCAACATCGGCAGGTTCGGCTACAACGGCAACGACTGCGACAACGGCTACAACGGCAACACTTGCAAATTCCGTAACCTCAATCACATCCGCACAAGTGACGGCTGCGCTTGGTTATATCCCATTATCGGGAATCACATCTTCGCAGGTGACAACGGCTTTGGGCTATACACCCCTTGCATCCATCAGTTCATCGCAGGTAACGGCAGCGCTTGGTTACACTCCGCTTTCATCCTCGGGCAATGCTGCAACGGCAACTAGCGTTTCAGGAGCGGGCGTCATCACTACTGCTAATCTTGCTGCAGGTGCTGCGACGCTTGCAAAGTTGGATACGACTGGAACGATGGGCTATGTTTTGACAGCTCAAGGTTCGGGAAGTGCGCCTGTTTGGGCAACTCCTATTAAATCTTCAACAATAGTATCTACCACATCCGGCACGTCGGTAACATTTCTTAATATCCCATCGTGGGTACGGCGCATCACTCTTATGTTTAACGGCGTAAGCACTACCGGCACCGCAAATATCCTTGTTCAACTTGGCAGTGGGTCTACCACAACGTCGGGGTATGTCGGCTCCGCTCTTGCTGCTCAAGGCTCGGCGGTTAGCAGCACTGCTGTGGCGTATTCAGCTTCATTTGTCGCAATGACAGCAATTCTAACGGCGGCGGATACACACTCTGGCATTGTTACCTTGGCCAACCTTTCGGGCAATACTTGGGTTCAGTCTGGAACAGTGGCTAATAATGCGGGTAGCCGTGTAACCGTTAGTGGTGGTTCACTACCGCTGTCAGGGACTTTAGATAGGGTAGTTATTTCAACTACAGACGCCTTTGACGCGGGTTCCGTCAACATCTTGTATGAGTAAGATCATGGACAGAATTGAAATAGATGTTCAAACTGGTGAAATTAAAATTGTTTCGTTAACAGCTGATGAAATTGCAGCGCTTCCGCAACCTTTGGCAGAAATACCTTCAATTACACCGCTTCAAGCTCTTCTTTGGCTGTCAGCACACGGCAAAGGCGATGCAGATGTGCGAGCCGTAATTAATACAATATCGGAGACGACGACAAAGTTGCAGGCGCTTGCTTACTGGGATCGTGCGACAACATTTTTGCACGATAACACGTTTATTGTGATGCTTTGGTCAGCTCTTAGCATTTCAATATCAGTGGATGAAGCCTTTATTGAGGCGTCGAAGCTATGAAGGGATGGGTTTATAATATCCTCAACGCGCTTGATCGGTTGGGTTGCGCTATTCTGGGTTGGAACCCTGATTACACAATTAGCTATCGCCTCGCAATTGAACAAAAAGCCGCAACATGGTGGCCTCGTTGGCCAGCGTGTCAAATTTGTAAATTGTTGAATTTTTACGAGCCTGATCATTGCAATAAAGCCATCATATCGACCAAGGCTAAATGGAAAGCCCTAGCCGAAGAAACGGCGCGTGGCGTCGACCCAACTTAAAATAAGAGCACCTCATCATGAGCGATACCACAATCACGATCAACAAAGGATCGGATGCTACGTTTACCGTGTCTTGGACGGATTCAAGCGGTAGCGTATTTGATCTGACGGGTTATACCGTATCGCTTTATGATGCGTCATCTACGGTTCTTTCAAGCCAGTTGTCGCTCGCAATTACGAACGCAACAAGCGGTCAGATTACCGGAACGCTCACTTGGTCGGATGATCTCGGGACGGGCAGCACATTGAGCTTTCGTATTCGCGTGACCAAGACGCTTAGAAAAACCTCACAAAAGATCAAGCTGAATATCATATGATTGACGTCGTATCGTCTCAACCGACAGCGGATGTTTCAAGCACTTATTCGCAAGTATCGGTTGTCGTCGATTCTACGCCGTCGGTTTCAGTCAGTAATGCGGACCAGTCGGTAAGCGTATCATTGATAAGCGAGGCTTTGGTCAGTGCATCAATCGATTCCGTTGTGACTTCGGAATGGGTGCCTGAAACTGTCTGGATGTATCTTGTGACAACCTGGACGGTTGAACCTTCGCTTGTCGCTACCACGGCCTCGGCCTCGATCTATTCCTACACTCTCAACGGAACTACCCGCTATCGCAGTGTGCCGTTGACCTATGATGCGACGCTTGATGCGTTTTATTCGACCTATAGCAGCGGCGTTCTATCGGGCTTTATCGTCGCTCGAGGATAATTTTTTAAAATTCGGAATTGACCAATGACGTTTGCTTACGCAGCCACGGCGACAGGTACGGCTATTACCGGGTCTATTTCCGGCATTACGCTGACTGTGACCTCTGTTACAGGAACAATTTATCTATATTCAACTTTAAGTGGTTCTGGCATCACGACTTGCCGCATTCTGTATCAGCAGAGTGGTACGGCTGGAGGTGCAGGAAACTATGTCATCGATACATCGCAGACCGTCGCATCATTCACGGGTGCGACATCAACTGAAACGGTAATCAATCAAACTGGCACTGACACTTCTTTGGCCGGCGCGACGGGTTTAACAGGCGTTACCACAACCGCACTTGATTCTTCAGGTGGGTTCACAATTTACAATTTTGGTTTTAATAGATTAAATATAAACGGCACGTTGTCGATTGGAGTCACAACCCCATACGAACAGCTTGTGATCGGCTCACCTTACACGCAAACCGGGGGCATAACACTAAACGCCTATGTGCAAGTTCTTGCAACAGGCACGCTCAACCTTGGCGCAACCGAAACTGCGGGTAGTGTTTCGGACGGCTATCAAAGTAATGTTCTCATTTATCAGCCCGGCTCAGGCTACGGCTCACCACAAAGCCAAGGCCTAACTGCTTCAAGCAATAATTTTTCTGGAGCATTTTTTGGCATTTACTCAGGTGGTACGGTTAATTGGAAATATGGAACAATTAGTTGCTGGGGCGGTATTGGGTTCAACACCACGGCAAACGTCAATATCGGCGTATCGGGTTCACGGCAAAAGCCTGTTCTTGATTACTCGCGCACACGACAAGCAGGTAGCACGACAAACACCCAAGCTGTTTATAATTTTGGCACAACCAACCTTTACGGATTAGTGCTTCAAGGCGGTTCTCTTGGAACGACGGGTGCCTATGGTGCAACGTGGGCGCAGCTTAAAGCACCGACTAACTTTATCGGCTTTGAGCCTCGTTTTTGTTACTCAGGTTTCTCGGGTTCGACTGCAATTCCCGCAGGAACGTACACAATTTCAAATTATGCCGGAAACTACGGCGGCACTTGTGACATTTCCAAGAGATCAACCACCGCGGTAACTTATAACTTCAAGAATAGTGCGCTTGGCACTGCTTTGGTTGTTGCGGCCAACGCTTCAACGGGCAATTTCCTTGTCAATGCTTATCAAGATTTGACGGTGACAGGGTACACGGGCGCGATTGTTTGCTTCCAAGACTCATCAAACGTCTTTTATCAAGCCACGGCGACAAGCGGCACCGCGTCTTTCACGAACATCTTATTAGGCGCACAGCTTAATTATTTGACCGCTGTATGGACCCAATACTTTGGCGCAAGCGACATAGCAACGATTAGCCAGTGGGCTTATGATCAGCAATATGGATCTGCTTCGGTGCAACTGCGTGGTGTTGGCGGTACGACTTCGAACTTGCTTTCTGTAACGGACTCAAACGTCACTCTGTCGCAAACAGCGGCGAACACAATTTTGGCAAGTAATTTTACGGTTAACTCAACGACGGGAACGATCACGGTTCGTGCAAGTTCAACGCTTGACCAACTGTACGACGCCTTAAAAGCGTGGAAATGCACTGCCACACAAGCAAACCTAATTTACCCAACAATCTCGACCCAACCCGTTACTGCGAGTGGCACCACGCTTTCAACCGCGATGAGCATCGTTGTGAACAGCGGGGCGACATTAAGCGCCGGAACAAAGTTTACATCAATCACATCTTCTGGAACCGTGACAAGTGCAGGTACTATCGCGTGTAATGTGACTAGCTCCGTCACAAGCACAGGGACGATTTCAAGCGGCGTTACGATCACGGGTAGCGTAGCGCAGGCTACTCCGATCAACTTGTCTGGCGTCACTATTGTCGGAAATCTAACTTACAACACCGCTTCTGCTACAACTGTCACATTCACTAGCACATCGGTAAGCGGGACCGTCAGCAATAGCGGTGTGGGTGCGGTAATTATCAAACTTTCCAGCAGTTCTGTCGGAACCGTTGGTTCAAATGTCACAACGCAGTTGGTGACAGGAATTGCCCTAACGCTTGCCTCTGGGCTTCAGGTTTATGTGGCCAACGGATCGGGAACGCAAGTCGCCTATGTCTCGTCGAGCAGCACGACTTATGCGCTTGATACCACCGGCGGAACTGGAACATGGACCGTTAAGGTCACGGGATATGGCTATTACTCGCAGTCCTACACCTTCACTCCAGCTACATCGGGCTTGAGCGCCGCGGTATCGTTAGCGACTGATCCTTATATTACGCAGGCAACGAAGGCCACAGTCGCGGCGTACACTAGCCTAGCTAATGCGGATCAGACCTATGATTACGCAGCCTACTGGGAGACAACTAACACGGGCATCGCGACAGCCCGTGTTGCGTCAAAGGTCGCTTCTCAAGTCGGGCTTGGGTCATATAACATTGCGTTGAATAGTTCGGCAGGCTCGGTCTGGTCCCTGTCCGCCGGAACAGTCACCATTAAAGCCGCCACATTCTCCGGCGGCTCAACCATGACGGGTGGTATCTACACTACAGGGACAGTAAGCCTTGACAGTGGTATAACCTACACCACAAGCTTAACTGCCTCGACCATCACGAATGCCGGAACGCTTACAGGCACGTTGATCGGCGCTGTAGTTAATACCGGAACAATTAATTCATGTTCCATCACAGGTAGTGTGAGCCAGGCTACCCCAACTAATCTGACCAGCACGACCATCACTGGAAGTTTGACTTACAACACTGGGTCGGCGATTGCGGTCACTTACACAAGTTCATCCATCACCGGAACGGTTTCCAATTCTGGAATTGCGACGGTAACGATCAACCTGTCAAGCAGTACGATTGGAACAGTTGGTTCAAATGTTTCATCGCGCCAACTCACCTATCTAAACTTAAATGGTTTGACGGCAGGGTCTCAGATTTATGTCGCAAATGGTTCTGGCACACAGGTTGATTATGTCAGTAGCTCTGGCACTAGCTACAGCCTACTGACAAGCGGTTATACCGGAACGTGGACGTGGAAGGTTACGAATTACGGGTATACTTCCCAATCCGGCACTCACTCCCCAGCCGTTGCGACCACGACTACCACAGTCTCGCTTGTTGCTGACGCCTTCATTACGCAAGCGACAAAAGCCACAGTGGCCGCGTATACGACGCTACAAAATCCTGACCGTGTTTACGACTATGCAGCGTACTGGGAAACGACCAATGTGGGCATTCCGACCGCACGAGTCATTAGCAAGGCAGCAACCTATGCCAGCGCGGGATCGTATCCGCTTGTTCTAACCACGTCGGGTTCGCCTTGGTCGCTTGCTTCTGGAATTTTGACACTCAATGTCACAAGTTCGTTTGTTGGCGGGTCAACAATGACAGGTGGTATTGTCACGACAGGAGCGATCACGGATAACGCGCAGCCTAGCTCATCTGGTACATACGGCGCGATTTCAGGAAATACGATTGCCATATCATCGGTCAATTACCAGCCCTTGATTGCCACAACTAGCATTAGCGGTTTCCCCACAACGGGAGCGTTCAGCAGCGGCGGTTCAATCAACTTTGGCTCCGGTACATCGATCACGCCAACAGGAACTTTGACGGCTTCCTCGACTGCGTTTTCAGGCACTTTAAATTTGAGCACGTCAATCGCTCGCATCGTTACGCTGACCGATTGCACATCTTCCGGTCTTACCATCAATGCAACTGGCGGCGGAACGGTCACAGTGAAATGCTACGGCACGACAGATGCCACGACCATCACGGCGGGGACGAATGTTACTGTTGTCAAGATTGCTCCAATTACTGCTCCGAACCTAATCTCAGGTTCTCGCGTTCGTCTTTATAACGACACCGATGGCGTAGAAATCTATAATGGGGTTCTGTCGAGCAATGGATTTAGCTATGAGTACACATGGACGACTAATAAAAACGTCACGTTGACGGCGACGTATTGTTCTGGGTTAGTTGCCAAACTAGGAATATCAGCTTCGGGTATTATATCATCAACGGGGGTTGTTTTCCTTGACTCTCAAAGCGAGGATACCGTCTATACGTCATACGGGATTGATGGTAGCACGGTTACAGAATACGCGGCCGACTACGTGAATGATGAAATCAATCTTGTCATGGCAAGCGATTTTACAGGCGCGTCGTTATATTCCTGGTGGGTGTATAACCTTACCTCTGAACTCGGAATCAGAGATTTCTTTGGTGGCGTTACAGCGAAAGATTCGGCTAACATCCGGTTCAATGCCGATGTGATATCGCTTCGCCTTGATAACGTCACATCGACCAATTTAATTCAAACGGACAATATCAGAATTTACCGAAGCGATAGCGCCTATCCGGTTATTAATCCGACAACAGGAAAAGGCGGAATTGATATTAACTGGCGTTCATCGGTTTATATCGGAACGGTTGATATTGTATCGGCTCTTGAGCCAGACCTCACTATCATTAACGAAGGCGTCAAAAAAGCAAGCCTTCTCATTCCTCATACAACCTCAATTTAATTTGACACATAAACCGCTTTTAAGCGGTTTTTTTATGGAGCAAATGCAATGGATTTTATGACTCTTTTGGGACCAATTACACCAATCATTAATAAACTGATCGACATGATCCCCGATCCAAATGCTAAACAAAAGGCTCAACTTGAAATTGATACTGCCATTGCCATGGCTGATATCGAAAACCGCAAGGCTCAACTTGAAATTAATAAGGTCGAGGCTGGCAACACAAATTGGTTTGTTTCCGGTGGACGCCCTGCCGCTTTATGGGTTGGCGTTATTGGGCTTGCCTATCTTACATTAATTGAACCCTTTCTTCGTTTTATTGCGATCGTGTGCTTTCATTACAACGGGCCGTTCCCAGTTCTGGACAGCAATTTAATCATTTCGATTGTTACCTCAATTCTTGGTCTGTCGGGTTGGCGTTCGTGGGATAAGAAGAATGGGGTGGCACGATGATCTGGCCGCACCAGAACGACGTCATTTCCGTCTTTGGCGACCCTCGCGATCCCGATGATATCACCCGCCCGAATGCCAAATGGGAGGCGGACAACCTGGTATCGGTTAAACCGCCTTTTGCGCTTTTCTACGCCGGTCAACCCGTGCGATCCGTCCGCTGCCACCAGCTTGTCGCGACGGCCTTTACAGGAGCACTAGAAGCGATCCGTGATGCGGCGGGGGATGATATCGAGCAGCTTGAGGAATGGGGTATTACGACCTTTGGAGGCTCGTACAATTACCGCCTGATGCGCGGGCTCAATTCGCTCTCAATGCATGCGTACGGCATCGCCTTCGACTTTGACACCGCACGCAATGGCCTTAACGATCCCGCTCCGAATTTCGGAACGATCCCAGAAATCCTGAAGGCATGGGAATCGGTCGGTGCGACATGGGGTGGGAGTTTCTCCCGGCCGGACGGGATGCATTGGCAATTTGCCAGTCTTTAACCACATAAGTCGAAGGAATTTCAATAATGCTTGATGGTCCTTTTTGGCTCCCATTTTTTGGCGTGGCCTTGACCGCCTTTGGCGGAATGATTGGCGCGGTGATTGCCCGCCGTCCTGCCATGAAGCAGGCGGAAACATCGGAAAACGCAATTATTTTTGAGGGTTTTAAAGCCCTCATGGAGCAGCTTCAAAATCAAAATCATGCTTTGGCCGAAAAAGTAGAACATCTTTCGCAAGAGGTGGCGGACCTCGGAACTCATATCGATATGCTGAACGCAGAGCTTCGGCGCCATAATATCGAACCGCCGGTGAGAAAACGCAAACCGGCTGAAAGGAGAGCGGCATGACACAGAAACCTTTGAGCCAAGCCCAAAAAGATGAGGCTATTGCCGCTGTAAAGGCTGCAAATGGCAATATCACCAAAGCTGCTAGGGCGCTAAACATGCCGCGTGGCACGCTTGCCAGTAGACTTCGCGCTCCTGTGCCAAGAGGTGAATCCACGCCCGTCGAAAACCGGCGCGAGGTGCATGACAGTTCTTTCTGGCGGTTGCGCGCCAAAGAGCACGAAAACCATTTGGCCAAAGCCGAAAGCCTGATTGAGCAGTTGAGCGGGGTTCGATCGATGCGCATTCTTCCGCCCGATTGGTTGCTCACCAAACCAACGGGCGGCAAGCGTGGGCGATCCGTCATTGGTCTTTTGCTCACCGACATCCACGCAGGTGAAGTGATCGCTTCTGATGAAGTGCTGGGCCTCAACGAATTCAACATTACCGTGTGCCGCGACCGTTTGCGCCGCTATTTTGCCGCTGTCTGCGAGGTGGGTGCCCGATGGGGCTCAGACACCACCATTCAAGGCGCTGTCTTGAACCTTGGCGGCGATCTAATCTCGGGTGATATTCACGAGGAACTTCGTATCACAAACGAATTGACGGCGCATGAGCAGGTACGCTTTGCGGTTGAGGAAATTATTGCAGGTATCAAGCATTTAAAGCGCGCTTTTCGCCGCGTGCATGTGCCTTCCGTGCCCGGAAACCATGGCCGGACAACAATGAGGCCGACTGCAAAACTCTATTCAAGATTGTCCTACGACACGATGATTGCGCAGATGGTGGCAGATCATTTTGCCGGGGACGATGATGTGACGTTTCAAATTACGGCGGCACCGGATGCGGTGTATCCGGTACTCGGGTTCACCCATTTGCTCACCCATGGCGACAAAATGGGCACCGGCGGCGGGCAGGGCTTTGCCGGGCCGGTCTTGCCCATCGTCCGCGGCACCAAGAAAGTGGAAGCGCAACAAGCGCGGGCCGGTCGACGGCCTGATCTGATTCTGCACGGGCATTACCATACCTCGGCCAACCCGGGAGCCGTGCTTTCGAATGGATCTGTTCCAGGCTACTCGGAATATGGCCACGGCCTGCGCGCCGCCATCGAGCCGCCCCAACAATGGGCCTATCTGGTGCATGAAAGATGGGGCTTGCGCGAACGGGCGGAAATCAAACTCTCGGACCCAAGCAAACTCGAATTGCCACGCGTTCGCATTCCGGCGGTGATGGCAAATTCTACAACAAGATTGGCGGCTGCATGATGAAGCCTCTCTTGATTGGCCTGATGGGCTATGCGGGCTCGGGCAAGAGCACTGTGGCGCGTATCCTGATGGAACATCACGGTTTCGCGTATGGCCGCTTTGCCGGTCCGCTGAAGGCCATGCTTGCGGCGCTCCTGCATAATGCGGGCGAGAACGCGGAAACCATTGAGCGCATGATCGACGGGAACTTGAAAGATTTACCATCACCGGCGCTCTCCGGCCGCTCCCCGCGCCATGCGATGCAGACACTTGGCACCGAATGGGGCAGGGACTGCATGGCACCGGATTTCTGGCTTGATCAAGCCGAGGCAGGAATAGACCGGCATTTATCCGACGGCATCCCTGTGGTGCTCGACGATGTGCGATTTGGAAACGAGGCCGATCTCATTCGCGCTAAGGGTGGCGTTGTGTTGCTTGTCAAACGGCCCGGTATTGGTCCGGTCAACCAGCATGTGAGCGACAATATCGCCATTAAACCCGATGGCGTATTGCTCAACGATGGCCCTATTCAGGTCTTGCAAGCCCGCGTTCAAGGTTGGGTTGATCGCTTGTCCCGATCTTGCCAAACAACTCTAAAATTGGTAGGGTAATTTTTAACAACACCCGCCACGCCTCTCAACGATGCGCACCACGGCGGGTTACTTTTTCAAAGTTCGTGCCGTCCGTTTTCGGAAGTGAAGCCTAGATTGAAGCTGGCATAGGGCCGATAGCCATTGATCTATCGGGGTTCGATCACAGACTGAAATGGATAGCTGGCAGGGTAACGCCTGTTCGACACGAAGCCTACACGCCGCCTCGGGAAACCGGGGCGGCTTTATTTTTTTAAACATTCCTGTAATCCCGGATAGTTGCCAGACCATTTTCCTGAAGTCAAGAAAATGGTCAAATCGTCCGGAATATCTGCCCGCATATCTGCCCGCACCATATCGGTGACGTCAACAAAATGGTGCTAAGTTATTGAAAAGATTGGTGGGCCCGGCAGGACTCGAACCTGCAACCAGACCGTTATGAGCGGTATCAGTTTGCACAAAAAGCGTTATTTTTCAACAAATTTCATTCCGTAAAATCGTCCTAAATCATGTTTTGTTCACGGGTTATCTGCCCGTTATCTGCCCGCAGGTCGCCAGTCCATCGCGGCCACAGCGCGGCTTGATCGGTTGGGGTTGTGGTGCCCGTAGACACGTTCGACCATCATAGGCGACATGCCAAAAAATTCCCCGGCTTCCCATGCGGTAATCCCGCGCTGCATTGCCCATGTTACGGCTGTATGGCGTAGGGTATGAGGTGTTACCCTACCCGGCAAACCAGATGCTTCTATGGCGCTTCGCCATGCGGTCTTGATGGATTTGACTGCATAGCCGTTAAACTCTACCGGGTAGCTCGCCACGAGCTTCATGCGGTGCCAGCGTTCCAAGTGTGCCAGAATGCGACGGGGAAGCTTGACGGGCGGCTGGCGCTTATTGGTGACGGTTGCGCCCTCTGGCAGACGGTAGAACAAACCGGATTCCAGATCGATAAAGGATCGCCCCTCGCCACGATGGTAGGACGCTGACAGGATCGAGGCGGAACGAGTGCCGGTGTAAAGCCCGATCAAGATGAATCGCGCAAGGTGGCGCAAAGGGCGCTTGTCGGTCTCCACGCCCTCCTGCCTCTCGCGCATCCGGTAGCAGGTCCATATCAGCCTGGCAGCTTCGTCTCGGGTAAGCCATCGCTCGGGGGCAGGGCGCTTGTCTGGCAGGACGACCCGGACAAGGCCGCGATGAAAGCCCTCTTTGGCATGGTGATTGATCGCGGCGCGAAGCTCCTCTAGGTCGCGCCGCGCCCCGCCTCCTTTCGCGCCTGTAACAGCCTTGCGATGCTCCGCATAGGCCCTACAGCTTGCGCCCGTGACCTCCTCTAAAGTCTTTGTACCCCAAAACGCCAAAAGCCGTTCTAGGCGCTCCAGTGACTTCGCAGGGCGGCTATGAGCCGGTACGCAATCGGTCGCATAGAGGCTGATAACGTCGGCAACCGGAATTATGCTTCGGTCGCGCTCTTGGCGTTGGGGCTTGTGCTTTTGGGCAATGTAAATGCCAAGCTGCTTTTCAGCGCTTTCACGGTCGCCAAAGCTGCATCCTGTGCTTTTACGATATTCACCGTCTCGGATAATCCAGACGATTGCTCCGTCGCGTTGTCGTTTGATAACAAGCCTTGCACCTTTGGCGTGACGCGGCACCGTTCCCTCATTCTTTTTATCCCGGCCAGCGTGACAAAATGCTTTCCAGCAATTTCTTCGGCTTCAAGTCGCCCTTTGGCGATTTCGCGCCGTAACGACGATACCGTAATTGAACCGTCAGGAAAAGCCAAAGCTGCCGCCGTGTCAAGGCGAAGCGGCATCTCCTCGGTTGCTTCAAAGCGGGCGGCGGCGCGTGGCATGTGTCATGCTCCGTTACTAAGTAAATAATCAGGGCAATCAAATTTTTTTCTTCTATTGATTGGCGTATGATTCCATTGATTATGAATATTTTTTAGAAATTCAACGCTCACCCCAAACGCTTTTGATAAGTCAGCGTATTGATCATCTTCAATATTTGTATTCAAATCGTGAGGGGCACAAAGCAACATTTCAAAAGACAAACAATCAATTCTAAAATCGCGGTGCGGTCCTATGCGGGGCCCCATGCGACCTGCAACATCGCGGCTTGTCCAATTGCGCTCAATCATTTCATCGGCCAAAATTTCAGCAAGGCCAATAACCATCATTTCGTCATTAGTTGAAATTTTAAGCATGGGTTAGCTCACCCCCATTCAATGCGGCACGGGAAAGAACCCATGCAAACGCTGCCTTCACTGTCCTCATTTCTTGCTGTGTCATTTCGCCAAGATGTAGACGGATTGTTTGATTGTCAGCTTTTAACGCTTCCCGCAGCTGCGCTGCATCCTCACGCGACGAATCGTACCATGCCCGCAAATCTTTGTTGGCGGCGAGAAGACTATCAATCACTTCCCTAAGCTGTTTGATAAGGTTGTTTTTCTCATCAAAAATCGCTTTTACTTCATCAACAATGTCCATTACCGCACCATCCCGCAATAACCATGCGTCATTGGCTCTTCTGGCACAAGCGGAAGCACAAACCCACGCTTCAAATCTTGATGACCTGCCGGACGCCAACGCCAAACCATGCAATAGGGGCCATGACACCCATGTTTTGATGCCTTAACATTGTTTTGAACCATCAGAAGACCGCCCATTGATTGTGGGCAAACTAACTTCGCGGCCTCTTCAGGCGTCACATAGTGTGGGTTGTCAGTCATTGGTGTGCTCCATATACTTCAATCCATTCTTTTTGCAGTGTTAGTGTCATTGCTCATCCTCCTACAATTTCAAGAAACTTCTTTTTTTGGGCGGCCCATGCGGCGGCCCATGCGGCGTCCCATGCGGCGTCCCATGCGGCGGCCCCTGCGGTGGCGGCCCCTGCGGCGGCCCTTGCGTCCCATGCGGCGGCCCTTGCGGCGGCCTCTGCGGCGTCCCATGCGGCGGTCCCTGCGGCGGCCCTTGCGGTGGCGGCCCCTGCGGTGGCGGCCCATGCGGCGGTCAATCCGGCGGCCCCTGCGGCGGCCCTTGCGTCCCATGCGGCGTCCCATGCGGCGGCCCTTGCGGCGTCCAATGTGGCGGCCTCTGCGGCGGCCCTTGCGGCGGCCAATTCGTCACCAATCGCTTCACCGTTTGCGTATCGTTCTGCGACGTCCAACGCATCGAGACTACGTTGATCTGTCATTAAATGCTGAACTTGACGCGCGCACCAAATGGCGAACAATCGCCATTCTTTCGCGTATTGCGGCTCAACGCGACAGCACCACAAAGCATCATACAGCCCGTTGATTTCAAGAATTTTAGCGAACGGCAATGGCTCATCGTCTGGCTTCGTTTTACCAAGACCCTTCAGCAGTTTTTCCCACCCATTTTGACACGGCGAGTGTTCGCGAATGCGATTTAAAGTTGTCGTAATCATCTTTAATGTCCTTTATCCAATTTGTTTAATAACGGGCGCTGTTTCCCAAAATTCATCCCACCACGGATCACCGCTATCAGGATGAAACTGTGGGTCTTTCACATCGGGCCAAAATTCAGCAACAATTTCTTGAATTGTTTTGCCCTTATACAAATTATACGGCAGATTAGCGATAATCCAGAAATCATCGTCATTGCGGACCATCACAACGCCATCTGGAACTTCATCATTGGTGTTTGGTTCAATAACATCTCGGTTAAAGTCAGTAAAAGGACCAATCTGCTTTGTTACTAAAGCGTAATATTCTGGATAATCCGCTTCAGAAAACTCTTCGTTATTTATGCGTACTATTTCACTCATCACTCACCCTCCGTCATATCCCAACGATAAACTTCGCCATTGGGGAGGTGGCAGTCACTCTCAACATCGCGCTGAACCCATTTCGCTTTAGCGATGCCATCAGCTTTTTCAACAGCCCTCGCCCAAAGCTCGTTGCCCTCCACCCGAAGCTCGTCGGCCTTCGCCGAAAGCTCGTTGCCCTCCACCCGAAGCTCGTCAGCCTTCGCCCAAAGCTCGGTGGCCTTCATCCAAAGCTCGTCGGCCTTCGCCACGAGCTTTAAGTGCTCAAGCCATTCTTTTTGCAGTGTCAGTGTCATGCTGCTTTCCTTTTCGTAATCTTCTTCAATACCTTCACTTTTGTTGCCACGCGCAACGCTTTCGGCTTTGGCATTTTTGAAATTTCCTCCACCATGCGGCGCTTGAACTCATCCCAGAATTCTTCGCTTAATATGTCTGTCATCGCTTACCCCGCTGCCAATAAATCAGGATCAATCTTGTAAAGCTGTTTCGGTTTAAGCGACTCTTTGCCTTGCCGTTTTGCCGCCTTTTCTGACGTAGGAAACGGCGCGGATTGAATAGGCTTTGTTGACACCTTTTTGACGCCTAGAGCCTTCTTTTCGCGCCGTATCGCCTTAGCCAATACAGGGGCTTGCTGGCGGGTTATTTCCTTGTGGCAAGGCTTGCATAGCAACTGCCCTTGGTCGGCCGTCAGCTTGGCGCTTTTATCAAGCTGCATCGCGTCCTGATCGAGATGATGAATCTCTCCACCTACCGCGACCCCTTGGCAAATTTCACAACGGGCGATTCCATCAAGCGCCATGGCACGTTTGATGATTTCGAGTTTCACGTTTGCTGAAAACTCACGCCGTGCTATCATGCGGCCTCCATTTGCAAAATTGCCTTTCCAAGCAATTCCGGTATTTGCGGAACTACGGCGTTCCCGAGTTGCTTAAGTCGGTCCACCCGTCCGGGAAACCCATCAACCACTTGACCCACCCCGGGTTCAACATCCCAGATGGTCGATCGATGTCCTTCACTGAGGCGCAAAGATAACCCTTCGCCAACATATGGGTATAGCTCTTGCTGCCAACCGGGCCACAATCCTTGTGCTCGCTCGCTCGCGGCGTCGGCCAGTTCTTTACCGCCGTCGCCAAACCGTCCCCGCTGTCCTTGCTCAACCCCTTTCGGTTGTGATTGCCCGTGACGGTTGGGGTAGGCCACAACCCATAATCGGTCGCGGCGGTGAGGGGCACCAAGGGCGGAAGCCGGTATGCAATGCCATTCTGCATCATACCCGAACGCGGCCAAGTCTCCGAGAACACGGTCAAGCCCGCGACCAAGCAATGCTGCGACGTTCTCCACGAAAACGTAGCGCGGTCGTAGCTCGCCAATAAGTCGGGCATATTCTGACCATAGGCCGGAACGCTCGCCTTCGATACCCGCGCCTCGTCCGGCAACGGAGATGTCCTGACAGGGGAATCCGCCGCAAATAGCGTCAATTGTAATGCCTCGGTCATTCAACACCCCGGCGGTTAAGGTGGTAACGTCATCGAAAATCGGCACATCCGGCCAATGCTTGCGAAGGACCTTTTGAGCCTTTTTGTCGATCTCGCAGAAAGCGACGGTTTTAAATGCGCCACTGCGTTCAAGGCCAAGCGAGAAGCCGCCAATGCCGCTGAAAAGATCAAGAAGTTGATACATTATGCGGCCTCCAATGCGTTCTTTTCAGCTTCGGGGACAGACACGCCAACAAGCGTTGCGGCATAGTCCAGAACGTCCTGTTTGCTTTGCTGAAATTCCTTTGCACCCATTGCCTTCACGGACTGACTCTTTGCCGTCCAGACACGCACTACAGCATCGCGGATCGTCACGATTGACGTGTCATCCGCTGGCTTGATAAAAGCCGCGATCCTTTGCGCTTCGGCTTTTGACGATGCCACAAGCGAGCGTTCGTCCCGATACCCTGTCATGATGAGACAGTGCTTTCGGAAATGCTCCTCGGATGGAAACCGATCTGCTTGTTCCTCTGGCAAGTTCTGCCAAAGCTCGTGCAGCGTGGCAAAGTAATGCCGGTGAGTGACAAGTGAGCGCGGCTTGATTTCCTCTAGCGTGTAGACTTGTCCGACCGTATAGGCTCTATCGGCTTGTCTAGGGCGTAGAGGAATTAGGCTTTCACCGTCCCACCGGAATTGCAGGGGAGCGCTCATAGCTTACCCTGCCGCCAGTAAATCGTCATCGACAACATTTGCTCGGCGCCCGTCTGCCTGTTGCGCTGTTGCTTTAAGCTGGTCAACGATTGGCTTTGCAAATTGCTTCTCAGGCTTCGTTAAACCTTTGAACCATTTCTCAAGTGAAGCCATGCCTTCATGAGCGGATTCCAAAGCCTCTGACCGAATACGATCTTCAATCGCGGACGTGTCTTCAATTTCACCAGTCTCTTCGTCCCATGTAACCATGTCAGCTTGATCAACATCGTCTGCCATATGCGAAGGCACATCATCGACGGGCGGCGGAGGTGGTGGCGCAACACGTAATTTTGCCGGTTCTGCCTGCACTTGTGGCGCATAATCATCGCCCCGTGCGTCTTCAATTTCCTCAGGCAAATACATGCCGCCTAGCACGTCTGCAAATAGGTCACGCAAGGCAAAAGCTCGGGCCCGCATTTGAAGCATTCGCTCTGGGTATTGCGTCCACGGTCCGCCCTTATTCCAAAGGCCCGCTTTTTTGGCGTCATTGACTGAAAAAGATCGAATAATAGGATCGGATTCACCACGACGCTTTGCCTCGCAAATCGCTACCCGATCATCGCCCTTTCCTTCGATCCGTTCTTTGACATAATCGCAAAGGCCGGAACCGCGTACCAATCCGATAGCGCCGTCTCCCCATATTGTCGGGCGTCCGTTTACCACCGCAATGCGCTGCAATGCTTGCAACGGCTTCATGCCGACTTCCATGCCCTGCATAATCGCAATAGATGCTTTTTCGACCGTATCAAGGCCCTTTGGTGCCATGCCAGCCTTACAAATTGCCGAAGCAATTCGCCATACGTCATCATAGGATTGCGGCACAATCGCCATAACCTGACCGCCTGAAGTCATAGGCGCTCGCGCCTCGTTCAATACCGTTACGTTGCTCATTATGCGGCCCTCATTTCTTTGTTAAGTTTTGCGCCTGGAATATCTGCCCCCGCCTTCAAAAGACGGGTTGCGATCTTCTCAATCACTTCGACAAATTCTGTTGGAATGTTTGGCAACGCCGCGATGTGTGCAGCGGCGGCCTTAATATCGACAATCTCAATCACGTCATAAGAACGCATTGAAACTGTTCGAGCACTGTTACCGGCACGAACCGGTGCTGTCTCAACTGTTTGAACAATAACCGGCGCAACGGCCTCAACGCCTTTTGCAGCGGCTTCCTTTGCAATTTGCTCCGCTTCCTCACGGGCCTTTTGCGCGGCTTCTTCTGCAAGAGCGCGGCGCCTGGCTTCTTCTGTTCGCATCCAAGACGTAATGTCGCCTTTGACATCTTTCTTGTAATCATCAGCCTTGGCAATGATTGGTTTCCACGTTGCATCAACTTTGCGACCGGCTTCGAGGTGGGGTTCCTTTTCGACCTTGTGAATGCCGGTGGCTTTCTTCTCAAGTTTTGCAAATGTCTCGGCATAAGTCGCGGCTTTATCCGCTTGCTCTTGCGTTTCGATTTTGCCTTTGATGCTTTCAAGCCATGCGTTGTATGAAGATTTTACAACGTCAATTTCATCCGCAATCGCTTCGTGCTCGGGTGCGCCATTGTTGCCGGTGAACACGTCTTCAATTTCATCAGGCCATTTCGCGCCGTCAAAAACCGCTTTAAAAATATCGTATTTTACCGGATTTTTGCAAGCGAATGTCCAGACGTCATAGGGATTGACGTCTTCGCCTTTAATCGCGGCAATAAGGCCAAATTCCTTATCGTACCAGATCGCAAGCGGCTGGTTCCGGTAACGATAATAACCGCACTGTGGCTCGCCTTCGTGGATCGGACCAATAACGCTTTTTTCGGTGGCATTGCGCCACCATTCGTAAGTGTGCATTGTCATCATGCAGCCCTTTTCAGCTTTTCAATCTCAAGGCGCTTTGTCTTGAGGGTTTTAATAAGGCGCTCGATTTCCGAGACGCGGCGATGGGTGCGGCGCTGGTCGTCTGCAATCATCTTTGCAGCCCATTCTGCGGCCTGTAACCGGCGGTCAACCAACTCAAGCGCGGCGGTCAAAAACAATACCACGCTTGACGGTGTGAAATGTTCAATACCGCGAATGATAATGTCGTCTTCGGATGTAAACCCGTGCGCTTCGATAAAATCAGCGAGCGTTTGTGGTGTGGCAATTGCTCGGGTCATGCTGCAGCCCCTACGCCAAGTTCGCGAGCCGTCAGGCGGTGCTCGTCGTTCGGGTCGCGGCTCGGTGCGTCGTCCTGTTCGCGGAAAGATATGTTTTCCTGCCATGCGGCCTTGGCGAGGTTGCCGGACACATAGCCGTGGTGCTCTTCAGCCTTCTCGACCGCGCACTCAAGAATTTCGCGAGTTACATCCTTTATCGTGCCATCCTTCAGGTTGGCTTTGATGATGATAAAGGTATATTGAGGACAATCGAAGGCGACATCCTTGATGACTGTATCCCGGCTCGACACATCCCATGAATAGGCGTCCATGTGAACCGGGGTAACAATGACCTGATAAAAATCAGCCTGTACAAAGCGCTGATATGCGGAAAGCTTTATGCCTTGCGTTTCGACAAGGGCAACGGGCTTAGCTGGTCGCGTGAGCATATCGGCAAACAAATTGGCCGTTGTGTTGCCCGTCTGGAATTCGGGTTCGGTGTCCATCTCAAATCTCCCACCGCGTCGTTGCGATGGGGGATGTATCTCATATGGAAACAGGCATGTCAATCGGAATGTTTCTCATTTAGAAACTTTTTTTGCAAAAAAAATTAAGCTACTCGCTTGCTTTTTAAAAAATCAAAATATTTATGTATTTCAATAATTTCAATTTCGAGAAGCCCATCCAAAATTATTGCGATTCTTTTTTGGGCTGGTTCTATCAATAGATCGGCTGGTGAAATTTGAAGGGCGCTTGATATGCCTTTGATCCAAGTATCGTTCATTCTTAATTCGCCGCGTTCAAGTTTGGAAATTTGACCTCTATTTGTGTCAAGCAATTCCGCCAATCGGTCTTGAGTCAAACCTTTATGTTCGCGCCATTCGCGAATATACCATTTCAAAAAATTTTTATCGTTGGACCTGTTCATGGTGCCAGTTTACAAAATCAAAAATTAAGAGAATGCATCTACAATGGAATTTTTTCAAAAATTCTCATTGACCTTTGTGTTTCCATATGAGATACACGGGGTATGGAAACACGATTTCGAAAGCTTTTAATTTCCGAGCGCGGCCTTTCGGCTCACGTGGCGCGTGAGGCCGGAGTTAAACGCGCCGCTGTATCAAAATGGTCGAAGCGCGGTATTCCCGCCGAGCGCGTTCTTGATGTAGAGCGCATAACCGGCATTCCCCGCGAGCAGTTGCGGCCCGACATTTACCCGCCCTGCGATGGCGGCGGACAGGAGGCCGCGTAATGGCCTCGCACACAAGTTTCTTGCCTCCGCGATTCCTAACGGTTCCCCGTGGCGGGGCCGGAACAAGTGGTTTGCGCTTAGCGTCAACGCGGTGCGGAGGGCCCAGTCGTTCGGGTTCAGATGCCGCGAAAATCACTATCCGCTCGGGTATGGGGGAGGCGTCATGCCTCCCCCGTTCGGGTGGTCTTTATCAATCTGATTCCTTTTGGGGTTGCGAAGTCCCCGTCATCGTTTCGGCTTTGACTAAACTTCGTGGTTTCCTCCCACTGACTCGTCGGGTGCTTTCGCGCATCCGACGCCTTTTTTCTCGTGTCGTTGGCTGCAACCAACACCTGAGCCGCGGCTTTACCAAGTTCTATCCATCCGGACTTCACACTGAACTGCTCCTCTCCCACTGCTGCGATCATCAATGCAGCAAGGGATTAAGCAAATGCATCAACGGATTCATGATAAAATGTCATCAATTGAAGTTCACACCGTCAGAACGCTTGAAGGGCTATTAGCCCGCGAGAAGGTTCGCACTGGCGTGACAGTGCCAGACGCGATTCGGATTGTAGCGCGGCGGGCAAAGGTTGCTCCGGGCACGATATTTAATCTGATAAATGGGCGCTTAAAGAAGCTGTCCGTCGATGTTTGCGGCTCAATTCAGAGGCTCGCAATTTCCGAATTATCACAAGAAATACAGAGGTTAGAGCATGAACGCACGGTTCTTATTCAAAGTGGCGTGGCTCATACTTCAATCGATTTTTGCGAGGTCGAAACGTATCTCGCGAAGGCAAAGGCTCTCTTAACCGTGCCATTGGCACAACCGAAAGGAGAATAGCATGAAGCATACCCTCCTAGCCTTAAGTGCAGCATTGGTTTTATCCACATCGGCTTTTGCTGATCCGGTGAAAACAAACGCTGATCTAAATTGTGTAGAAGCTGGTCCGTCGATTGCCGAGGCCAGTTCATTTTTACGGATGCACCCTGACAATAAACCGATGTTTTTGGATGGCGAAGAAGCGCAGGTTTACATTGCAGTCATCAATGCCGATGAGCCTGTGACCGCTTACGACGGTGAGTTTGTATTTGGCATTGAGCATCCCGACGGCTCTGCGATGATTGCGTTTATCTCGAAAGATCAAAAGACGTTGTGCGGACTGCTGAATATCAATCAGCGGCTCCAATCACGCGCTTTGCAAGCGGCAAAGACGGGGGTTTGAGTATGACCGCACCAGCAAATCATAACCGCGTGGCTGGCGATCAGCTACGGGCCTACGTCGAGCGAGCTGAGAGCATCAATGCCGAGATTGCCGGTTTGAACTCGGACAAGTCCAAGATTTTCAAAGAGGCCGAGGGCAACGGCTTTGATCCCAAGATCATTAAGAAAGTGATTTTCTTTCGTCGCCAAGACAAAGACGAGCGCGAGCTAGAAGCCACCTTGCTTGAAATGTATCTGACAGCTTTAGGTGAGGCGGTATGACGTCAACTTTTAAACTTGAGACTCGCAAATCACGCGGTGCTTTCGGCCTTGATAATGGCCGGAAGATCACCGAGCGAGAGATACAGTCCTCTATTGTTAAATGGGCGCGCATGGCGGCTCCCGATTGCGAGACGGTGGCAGTGCCTATGAACCAAGCCAATCGGATAGCGGGCGCTCTTATGCAGACGGCGGGAGCATTGCCGGGCGTGCCTGATTTATTGGTCATCGCACCTGGCGGCAAGACGCTTTTTATGGAGGTCAAGACTCCATCGGGTCGCTTGTCGGACGTGCAGAAAGAGTTTGCGAACAAGCTGCAAACGATGAGCCATCATTATGCATTGGTGAGATCGATCGACGACGCTCGCAAGGCTTTTGAACGAGCAGAAATTAAAACGAGGGAAGCCGCATGATGCAACCGTCCTATCAAATCGCGATCAGCAATCCGGCACTGGCAGCTATCCACGCGGCTAACAAAGCGCGTAAGGCGAAATTTTGGCCGGTCAAACCGATCATTATCCCGCCTCGTGTTCCTGCTTCGGTGGATGTGGTGGAAGAGCCTGTTGTTAAGGAAGCAGTTTTTGAGCCTTTGAAAATTATCTCGGTTGAGCCAGTGGAAACCAAACCTTCTATTGCTGAGGAATTTTCAAAGCTTATCCGACATCATTTTACCGAAGGTCGCTCAACGGCCGAAATAGCAAAGCTTGTTTACGCAATGGAGTCCACCATTACCGCCGTCATGGCTGCTCAAAACGAAATTGAAATTGAGGCAGCAATAGCCATTCCACAAAAGCTAATTAGGCCAATTCAGAAGGAGGTCGCAGAAAAATTTCAAATTAGTTTTTTCGATCTAATCGGCCAAGGTCGGCAGGCCAATTTTGTCTTCGCCAGACAGTTTGCCATGTGGCGCTGCAAAACAGAAACCTTGCGCTCATTCCCTGAAATTGCGCGATATTTTGGCAATCGAGATCACACGACCGTATTGCACGCTGTCCGTAAGATTCAAGCGATGATTGACCGTGGCGAAATTGATGAGCGCGGGAATAAGATAAGGACGGTCTCATGAGTGATACCGTTCCATATTCCCTAATCTATGCCGACCCGCCGTGGCAATTTCAAGTGCGTAGCCGCGAGTCGGGCTTAGATCGCGCGCCGGATAAGCACTATCAGACCACGCGGACGGCTGATCTTTTTACGTTCCTAACCGACGAAAAGGTAGAGGTCTCGAATAATGCGATCCTCATCATGTGGGTATACGATCCGATGCTACCAGACGCCCTAACGCTTGCCCAAGCGTGGGGCTTTAGCTTTGTCACAGTTGCTTTCCGGTGGCTTAAGGCTCGCTCGGAAACGCCTGATCTTTTCGGTGAGGATAGTGTCTGCTTTGGCCTTGGATACCATACCAGGGGCGGCGGCTGCGAAGAAGCATGGCTATTCAAGCGCGGCAGGGGTCTGCCAGTCCTCCGCCATGATATCCGAAAAGAATTCTACGCACCGAGGCGCGAGCATTCCCGCAAGCCGGGGCGCGTTCGGGGCTGGCTGACCGATCTCTATGGCGATGTTCCGCGTGTGGAATTGTTCGCACGCGAAACCGCGCACGGTTGGGACGTTGTGGGTAACGAGACGGACAAATTCGGGAGGGCCGCATGAGCGACATTGAATATCGCGCTTTTATGGCTGGCATGATTGTGGCGGCTTTGATCGTCGCTGTCTGTATTCTGATTGAGGCCATTTATAAGGACTTAGCCGGATGAAGCAAAAGCACTCCTTAAAGGCTCAAGGCGAAGGCGTCTCAATCCTCGTAATGAACGATGCCGTCGGCCTTATGGTCCGCGCAAAGAAAATTCGCGAGTCCGAGGCCGCTTTGCTTCTTGAGCAGCTTAGGGAGGCTTCGCAGACGCTCAGCTATCTTGGGCCAGTACAGACTGAATTAAGGGAATGGATTAGTGGGAGGGCGGGTACATGACAGACTGGGTAAGACTTTGGCATGACATGCCCACAGATCCGAAATGGCGAACGATTGCCAAAAAATCAGGTCAACGAATTGGCGATGTCATAGCTGTTTTTAATTTTATGATGGTCAATGCTAGCGCGAATTCAAAGCAACGCGGTGCGATGAAAAGTTTTGATATTGAAGACGTTGCGTCGGCTTTAGATTTAGAAGAAACGGACGTGAAAGCGATTTTGTCGGCCATGCAAGGTAAAGTTCTAGATGGCGATAAATTGTCAGGATGGGAACGCCGTCAACCTAAAAGGGACGATGACAGCACTTCACGTGTTGCAGCTTACAGAGAGCGCCAAGCATCAGAAAAACAAAAAGCAGATGAGCTTAAAATTGATGACGTAACACCATGTAACGCACTTGTAACGCAGTGTAACGCCCCAGAGACAGAGTCAGAGACAGAGTCAGATAAGAAGGATGTTGATGATAGCGCGAGCGCAAGCGCGATCTCTGAAAATCCAGAACCCGATCCTGAGCCGCCTAAAATCGAAAACTCGAAAAAATCGAAAGCCGAACTTGACGATCTCGAAAACCGATTGACCGAGGCCGCCAGCAAATCGCTAAGTCCGGTTAGTGCGGGCTTGCTCGTTTTGTCGAAACCGCTCGCTTGGCTTGAGGCGGGATGCGATCTGGAACTGGACATCCTGCCAGCAATCCGCGCTGCATCGGCACGCGCAAGCCCTCGATCAATCAAATCATGGGCATATTTCGAGGGTGCCGTGATGCAAGCCCTCGCCAACCGAACCGCACCAATTCAAAAATCGGAGCCTCAAAATGCAAACTCAGGCAGATCAGCCAAAGGCGAGAACCCTCTCATGGCAGCCATTGAAAAGCACAAGTCTCGCTTTGCGGCGGAGCGTGAAGGACGTGATGACGGATTTGGAAACAGTGCAAGCGTCATCGAATTGCGAGCTATTGCCACCGGATGAACTCAACGCGGCTCTGGCTATGCTTTCGGAAGCATTGACAGAAAAAACAACAGCTGAGCAAGCAGTCCAGGCGACAAGGCGCATTACGGGCGTTTATCGCAAATCGGATTTGAACGACCCCGAAATGTATTCCGCAGCCTTGATTGCGGTTTTCAGCGAATACCCGCCCTCAATCATCAATCGGGCCTCGCATCCAGTGCATGGCCTTCCGTCGCGGTCGAAATTCCTGCCGACGGTTTCCGAGGTGCGTGAGGCTTGCGAGGTTGAAGCCAAGCGTCATCGAACTTTGGCAGCGATGGCAAAGTGGCAAATCGGAGAGCATGAACGGCGGCAGAAAATCAAGGCGGAGCGCAAGGCCGCTCAAAACCAGCCGGTTGATCCGGCTCGGGTCGATGAAATTCTGGCACGGTTTCGAAAGGACGCAGCATGAGCAGGGCAGGGCGGAAACGTAAAAGTCTGGATCGTGAGCCAAATGGACGCGTTCAGCGCGATCAGTCGGCAGCGGTTCAAATGCAAAGGGTTAAAACCATGATCAGAGTCGGACATATTGAACCACGGTGGGGTAGCCCTCTCGGATTGGCTTTGATTCAAAAACAAATTGACCCTGAGCAATACGAGTCTGGGGTCAAATACGCTGCGCAAAGATTGGCTGTAGACATTCTGATTGGGTTGCCGACGCGGTATGTGCGGGCGATTGATTATAGCAGTCTAAGGGGCGGTGAGTCCGGTATTTTAGAGCTTTCCGATGCTGATTTAGCGGCTATTAAGCGATTTCGTGAAGCTGACGAAATACTGGGTCAGCACGCGGCGGATCATCGGATTGTGTGTCAAGTGGTCGTTTACGACGAGCCCTTTGCGTATTTTGAGCGTCAAGCTCTTATATCTGGACTTGAACGGTTATCAGCTCATTACGGGCTTCGAAACCCCGCTAAAAAGAAGGTAGCTTGAAATGCTTATCCACAAGCTGATTGACAAATCAATATCCTTTAATTATCAGTCATTAATAGAAGCTGATCTTACTGCGACCCGCCATGTTTATAGGCGGGTTTTTTATTATCCCCACGCGCGTGCACGCGCACGCAAATCGGCGGCAAAAGTTGCGTAAAGTACGATGAAAAAAATTGCACCCGAAGGTTTTAAAAAGCAGCAAGGCAAAGGCCGGCCAGTCGGCAGCGCTAACAAAACCACAACCGCACTCAAAGAAGCCATATTAAAGGCGGCAGAGAACGCCGGAAACCGGATTAATCAAAAGGGGTTGGTCGGTTATTTAGAAGATTTGGCTTTAACTGAAAAATCCGCTTTTTCTTCATTGCTCGGGAAAGTTCTTCCTTTGACATTGGCCGGAAACGATGGCGGGCCTATTCAATCTCGGGTCGTGGTGGAATTTGTGAGCCCGAAAAATGACGGTGCAGATACCGGAAGCATTTAAAGAGCTTTTCACGCCGTCCAGATACAAAGCATATTACGGGGGCCGCGGTAGCGCTAAATCTCACTCGTTTGCTACGGCAGCCGTCCTTAGAGCTACTTTAGGCCATGAACGCATTCTATGTGGTCGTGAAATTCAGAAATCTATTCGTGAATCGGTAAAACGCCTTCTGGACGATAAAATAGATGCTTGCGGGTTGCGTGAGCATTTTAAATCGACAGACACGGAAATCAAAGGCCCGAATGAATCCGTATTTATATTTGCGGGGCTTCGGACCAATCCAGACACGATCAAGTCAACCGAAGGTATAACGATCGCGTGGATTGAGGAAGCCAATACGGTTTCTCAAAACTCGCTTGAAATTCTGATTCCGACAGTTCGTCGTCCTAAATCGGAACTGTGGTTTAACTGGAACCCTCGGTTTCCTACCGATCCCGTGGATGCGATGTTTAGAGGTGGTGAACCACCCCCAGATTCAATTATTCGGGAAGTTGGTTTTGAAGATAACCCGTTCTTTCCTGACGTTCTCAGGCAAGAAATGGAATGGGACAAGCGCCGCGATCCTGACAAATACGCGCACATTTGGCTTGGAAAGTATCGGCGCAATTCTGAAGGTCGCGTGTTTAAGAATTGGCGTATTGATAATTTTGACACGCCATACGGGGTTCATTTCCTGTTTGGTGCTGACTGGGGGTTCTCAATCGACCCTACCGTTTTAGTCAGATGCTTTGTTGACGGGCGTACGCTTTATATCGATCGAGAAGTCCGACAGATCGGTTGCGAGATAGATAAAACGCCTGCCCTTTTTGATAAAATCGAAGATTCTCGCAAGTTTACAATTCGAGCTGATAGCGCAAGGCCCGAGACAATTTCCTATATGCAGCGGCAAGGGTTTAACATTGTTGCGGCTAAAAAAGGAAAAGGTTCTGTCGAAGACGGAATTGAGTTTCTAAAATCCTACGACATCGTGGTTCACCCTAGCTGTAAGCACACAATAGACGAGTTGAGCCTGTACTCTTATGAGACAGACAAACTCACAAATGAGGTTTTACCGATGGTCGAAGACAAGAATAACCATGTCATCGACGCACTTCGGTACGCGGTAGAATCCGTTCGTCGTGCGACAGAGCCACGGGTTAGGGCCCTCTAAAATGGGAATGTTTGATCGCCTATTTAAGCGAACAGATACGGTTATTCAGCAACCGTTTTCTGTCAAAGAAAGCGCGGTCGGTTCGTTAATCGCTGCTTATAGCTTAGGTAAACCTGTTTGGAATAAGCGGGATTTTGCCAAGGTTGCGCAAGAAGGCTACCAGCAAAACATTATTGTATATGCGTGTGTTTGGCTAACGGCTCGAGCAGCAGCTCACATTCCTTTGTCCATTATGATTGATAATGGCAAGGCGTCTGACAAAGCAGAGACGGGCAAGTTCCCTGATCTTATGGCGTTGTTAAACCGTCCGAACCCCGTGCAAGATGGAGTGGCGTTTCGGCAAGATGTTTTTTCGGATTTTTTGCTAGGTGGGA